GGCAGGCATTTTCGGAAAAAGGCGGCTTCCGTGGGTCAATGGATTTCATTCCTATTGAATCGACGGCACAGGTTCTGGTTGGAATGTACCAGGAGAGAATACGTCTGATTCAGAGTATTTATGAACTGACTGGTATATCCGATATTCAAAGAGGTTCTACAGACCCGAGGGAAACCAAGGGCGCACAGTTGCTGAAAGCGCAGTTCTCTTCTCTTCGTTTATTGCCAAGGCAAAAGAAGGTCGAGAGATTTGTAAGGGATTTATTTAGATTAATGGCGGAAGTAATCGGGGAAGTATTCTCAGCGGAGACAATGACCCGTATGACAGGTCTGCCGGTCACTCCCGAGATACTTGATTTACTAAGAGATGACGACTCCTATCAGATCGAAGTAGAAACAGACTCGACTGTGATTGCAGATGAAGCATCGGACAAGGCTGCGGTAGGGGAATATCTCCAGGCTGTTGCGGCGTTTATGCAGATGCAAGCATCAGGTGGAATTCCCAGAGAAGTCGCTTTGAAAATCCTTTTGTGGGCGTCCAGGCGATTCAAGGTCAGCAGGGAGATCGAGGATTTACTGGAGACACCATTCCCGGAAAACGAACAAGAACCCAGTAAACAGCAAGTCGATATTCTAAAGGAGCAGCAGAAAGCGCAGTTTGCTCAACAGAAGATGCAACTGGATATTGCAAAGATGGATGGCGAACAGCGGTTGAAATGGGCTGAGATTGAGCTTAAAGAGAAAGAGCTTGAACAGGAAAAGGTAAAGATAATGTTTGATGCACAGGCGGCTCTNGGTGCGTAAAACTTATATAATCAGAGACGGGAAGTTAGTTCCCAAGCATCAAGAACGTAAGAATGTTCATAACGTAATTGGTGATTTAAATCCGTATGAATCCATTATTACCGGAGAGATGATTGGAGGCCGTAGACAGCATCGCGACCATTTGAAAGATCATAACTGCATTGAAGTTGGCAACGAAAAGTCCAAATTTATGAGGGATAGAAATGAGCGAGACTGAGACGGAAGTCATCGAAGAAAAACCAACAGTCGGAGACGACCTGCGCGAAGCATTAGCCGCTGCGGAAGAAGTAGTTGAAGATACACCGGAAGAGAAACCGGAAGAAACAGAGATTCCTGAAAAGGAAGCAGCGCCCGAAGAGGGGGTTGCAGAGGCCACGGGGGTAATTGCGCCCGAGCACTGGCCGACCGAGGAGCGTGAAGCATTTGGAACGCTCCCCGAGGAAGCGAAAACATTCGCACTGACTCAGGGGGAACGCCTTGAGGCACTTCATCAGAAGCGCCAAGAGGAGCTTGCTAGTCAGCGTGAAGTACTAACCCGCTTAGCACCTATAGACCAAGAGTTAGCGCCGTACAGGGAACAGCTACGATTGGAGGGGGTGGACGAGAGAAACGTTGTCAAACAATTAATGGCGATACGGACTTCTCTTGCAACCGCGCCCAAAGAAACAATTCAGTGGCTGGCTCAACAGACCGGGGTGGATCTAGGTTCTGTTAATGATGAAACGTTTGCCGATCCAACGGAACAACGTCTCAACGCGGTTGAACAGCAAGTCGCAAATGTAAACCAGCAGACTCAACAGGCTATTAGCCAAACTCAAGTTGATGCTGCAACGCGACAAGCGCAAACGATGATTGATACTTTTTCCACTGTAAAGAACGACGACGGAAATTTGAAATACCCGCATTTCGAGGCAGTCCAAGGGGCCATGACGGAACTGGCGACTGCTGATCGTGCTGCCGGGAAAACCATTGAGCTTGAAGATGTTTATCAACGAGCGGTCTGGTTACATCCCGATACACGAGAAAAACTCTTAACAGCGCGGGATTCAAACAACGAAGCCGATGTAATTGCAAAGGAAAAGAAAAATCAGCGCCAGCGTACAAGCCGTGCAAGACGCGCAGATACGACGATCCGTTCCACTGCTGAAGCTCCTTCTGTCCCAGACAAAAGTCTCCGACAGGAATTGAGTGATGCGTGGAAAGAGGCAACAAATTAGAAGGATACCCAAGCGATGGCAGCTCCGAATCTTTCGGAGATCGTAACTACTACTCTGCGGAACCGTTCAGGCGAATTTGCAGATAACATTACGAGTGACCTCGCGCTACTTCGTAGATTGGAGGAGCGTGGGAATATCAAGCCCGCTGACGGTGGCCGGACTCTGGTTCAAGAACTTGAATATGCAGAGAACTCGACATTTCAGTACTACAGTGGATATGAAGTCCTCAATGTAGCACCGAGTGAAGTATTCTCCGCTGCTGAGTTCAACTGGAAACAAGCGGCAGTTAATGTTACTTGGTCTGGTCTCGAAGCGGACATTCAAAATGCTGGTCGTGAGAAAGTTATCGATCTTTTGGAAGGAAGAATTTCCAACGCCAAGAGAACGATGGCAAACAATCTCTCGACAGGTATTTTCTCAGACGGTACTGGTAGTTCAAGCAAACAGGTTGGCGGGCTGCAAAGTCTGGTAGCTGATGCTCCGACTAGCGGTACAGTTGGTGGAATTAACAGGGCGACTTATTCGTTCTGGAGAAATAAGATNTATGATTTCTCCGATGAAAGTATAACCGCCAGTGCGACCACCATTCAGGCTGCAATGAGAACCCTTTATTTATCATGTAAAAAGGGGTCATCGGCGTCTGAAGCTCCTGACTTTGCCGTAGCTGGCACTTCATACTTTGAGTTCTTCTGGAATTCCCTGACGACAATTCAGCGGATTACCACGGATGACACGGGTACGGCTGGCTTCGATTCACTGAAGTTCAGGAAGTCGGATGTGTTCCACGACGAGGATTGTAGTACTACNAGAATGTATATGCTGAATACTCAGTATATTTTCTGGCGTCCTCACCGGAATCGCAACATGGTNCCACTAGAACGTAAGGGTGCCATTAACCAAGATGCGACCGTAGTACCAATCGTATGGGCTGGGAATATGACCATGTCCAATGCCGCCCGTCAGGGCGTCATACTAGCTTAAGGGGTAAAAATTATGGCTTACATCTTAGGCATTGATGCCGATGAGACATCCACCACGGATGATCACGGTTTAGGCGCTATCGGGCAGAACGTAACGTCTGATGGTGTAAAAACCTTCAAATGGATGAAGTATGATACGGGTGCTGGTAGTGTAGCGGCTGTATCTGGACAAGTGGCGTATTACTACACGCTTGACGGATACAAAAACCACACTTGCAGTTCCGATCTGTCTGATTCCGTGGAGATTGGTGCTGGCGTTTGCCAGTCCGCTCCAGGCGATGGTGAATATGCTTGGTTCCAGATTCAGGGACCGGCAACTCTTGCTCTCGCTTTAACTGCTGGTGCAGACGGAGATCCTTTAACTCCCACTGGTGCTGGCGCAGATGGCACATTAGACGTTTCCGCTGCGGTAACAGATAATGTGTGTGCAATAGCAGGTGACATTTCCGATAAGGAAGTTGTCTGCGACTTCCCGTTCTAGACGGGACCAGGGGGTTGCGCGGCCCTCCCTTCACGCAACCCCCACCTTTTTTTCTAACTGGAGAGCAGGATGTACGATTCGGAAACAGGAATGGAGTTTACGGTCGATAATAAAGATACATGCCGACCTCTTTTTCGTATGGAAGCGAAACAGAATAAAGCGAAAACCCTTACAGAAGGCAGACCGATATTCGATCAGGTTCCTTTTGTTACAATCATAAGCCCCGGCGATAATAAGAATGTGCCGGATACGAAAGTGCTTGATGAACACAGGCAACGCTGGCCCCGACAATGGGAAGCCTTTGAGAAGGGGCTGGAACAACCCATTAACGGAACGCCGATTAATCAGTGGCCTATTCTGAACAACGCACAGGTTGCAGAATTAAAGGCGTTGAATATTCACACTATCGAAGAGATGGCCTCATTATCAGATGGCGGCACACAGCAAATAGTGGGTCTGATGACGCTGAAGCAACAGGCGATAGCTCATTTGGCTACATCAAAAGATGATGGTGTAGTTTATGAGGCGCTTGATAAAGTGGAGAAACTTGAGGAGCGGATGACTGCAATGCTCCAGGAAAACAAGGAATTACGCGCAGCAGTCGAAGTTCAATCCAAATACAAGCGAAAGAAAAAGATAGATGTCTCTGCTGACGATATCTCAAGCGGTAGCTGACGAACTCGGAGTTATTCAGCCCAGCACAATTATTGACAATACAGAAGCGACGGCTGTACGCCTATTTTCTGTAATGCAAGCCGGTGCAAAGTGGATACGCGACAACCATGACTGGGCCGTTCTGACTGAGGAACANACATTCACAGCCGCTGCGGATACTGCGGCCTACGCATTGCCNAGCGGATTCGAGAGAATGATTCCCGGCACTTTGTGGGATCGTACTAATAATCTGGAAATGATCGGACCTTTAACTCCTGCACAATGGCAGTATTTCAAGGGAGCGATTACTTCTGATCTGGGNTTACAGGTTCGATGGAGATTGACGCCTAGCGGTTCAGCGGGAAGTACGCCACAGAATACGCTTAAAATAGAATTAGAGAATCCCCCTGCGGCAACAATAGCCTTTCAGTTTATTTCAAATCTCTGGTGTGCATCTTCAGGAGGTTCATTGCAGTCGAATTGGGAAGCAGATGCAGATGTTCCGCTTTTAGATGAAGATTTATTATTTCGGGAGGCATGGTGGAGAGCTTTGCGAGCTTTCGGTTTCCCGTTTGAAGAGCAAAAGCAGGATTCAAGAGATTGGATCAAGCACATATTTTCCCGTGAAAGAGGGGGAGGCCAGCACGTTAATATGGCACCGCCTGTTCCTACATTCTCCGTCAATCTTCCCGATACGGGTTATGGCGAGTAATGGTTGCCCAAACTATCCCTTCTCCGATTGGTGGCTGGAACCGGCGAGATGCACTCGATATCATGCCGCCAGAGGATGCGGTTACATTAGATAATTGGTTCCCAGGCACCGGAAAGGTTGTTCTGCGAAGGGGATATACGGAGCATGTAACGTCAGGCATAGGGTCAAGCAACGTAGATACATTGGTAGAGTATAATGCTACGACTGTTAGAAAACTGCTTGCTGGAGCGAACGGCAATATTTACGACGTAAGCACCACGACTGCTTCTTCTTTGAAAAGTGGTTTATCAGCGAACCGCTGGGAAACGCTAAACTTCAACGGTTCAATGGGTTGGGTAAACGGGACGGATACTCCCCTTGTTTATGACGGTTCCTCATTCGGAAATATGACCGTATCAGGAACGGGACTGACGGTTACAAATCTGAAAGGCATTATGGGGCATCAGTCCCGTAGTTTTTTCTGGGAGAATAACTCACAGGACTTCTGGTATTCTGCAACGAATACTTTGGGGGGAAGTTTAACGAAATTTCCTCTATCAAGAGTAGGTGGATTTGGTGGCAATCTTGTTTGTGCTGGTTCGTGGAATGTCGCAGGAGGTTCCGAGGANTGGGTAGGCGGCGGGATTGGTAATGATCTTGCTGTTTTCGTCATGTCCTCGGGAGATACGATTGTTTATGAGGGAGACGATCCTGCATCGAACTGGAATCTGGTGGGTGTTTACAGACTTCCTGATCCTTTAGATGTCAGAGCTATTATAAGAGTTGGAAGTGATCTCGTTATTGCTACCAAAGGCGGAGTTGTTTCTATGTCTGGGGTTGCTTCTGCGGGGCAGTTAGAAGCAAGAGGTGTNGTTAGCGACAAGATCAANCCGGCATTGATTGCGAAAAACGATCTGACTGATCCNGGTTGGCAGCTTATATACCATCCTACTTATACGCAGGGTCGACTCTTATTGCTGAATATACCAAATAGCACGGAGGATTTTGACCAGTTTGCGATGAATACCGAAACGTTAAGCTGGGCCAGATTTGTAGATATGAACGCTAGGTGCTGGGGCCGGTATAATGAAAACTTATATTTCGGCACTACCGATGGCAAAATAATGAAGGCCGACGACGGAAATACGGACAATACTGCGAATATTGCCGGAGATGCCGAGACTGCGTATAGTTATTTCGATGCCAGGGGCATATTAAAGCGTGTATCAGCTTTGCGTCCTGTATTTGCAGGAACCGGCTCCGTAAGTGTTTCCATAGCACCGCAGTTTGATTTTCAGCGTCGTGGAATACCATCGACAGAACTTACGCTGATCGAAGCGGGTTCAACGTGGGAAAATATTACACCGAATTGGGAAGATTGGGAGACAGACTGGGAAGAGGCATTGTCTAGTGTTGTCGCGAAATGGATCGCATCGACAGGAGTCGGTTATGCAATCGGGGCAAGACTACGAGTGTCAACAGCAGATGATATCGAATGGCATTCGCTGACATATCAATTAGAACCAGGACAAGGAATTTTTTAGATGGCGGCTTTAACTGGCAAGAAACCCAAAGATACATACAAGGACTTGCTGCAAGTCTCGAACTCCAATGCTGGCATTGATGGTACTTTGCGTTTTGTTTCTGATGGCGAAGGAACAGACTCGACATTAAAACTTTCAACAGCGTCAGTATCAACTACAAGTAAAATTGTGGTTGGCGGCGATACTGCCGCAAGTGATGCCGCTGCGATGGGCTACACAAGTGCTGAAGGATTAATACTCACAGGCCAAGGCTCAACGAACGATGTTACAGTCAAGAATGATGCAGATGCTGATGTCCTGGTTATTGCGACAGGCACAACGAATGTAGACATTGTTGGAGATGCCACCGCAGCGACATTCAAGCCTGACGGTGATACTGCTGCCAGTGACACCGCTGCTTTTGGTTACACTAGCGTGTTGGGGGCTATCATAACAGGCCAAGGTTCAACGAATGACGTTACTCTTGTAAATGATGCAGATGCTACAGT